TCTAGTAGCTGTCGTCTTTGCTGTTCTGGTAGTGACAAAAGCATTGCTTCATAGTCACCTGCTTCTGCTAAGTACGGATTATCTTTTAATCGTGCTGGTATAAATCTACGTTTAAATAAAGATATACCTGCTTTTTTGTGTCCTGCTGGATACTTTAATGCTTCTCCAGTTTCTATGTCTGTAGCTTCAAAAGCCTTGTTTGGTATCGCAGGGTCAATAAACATTTTTTTAACCCAGTGATGTCCTCTACCTCCGGGGTTTGTAGTTGCCCTCATAAAGATAGGTAAGTCGGGTGCAGTAGACCGTAGACGAGAACGCATGTAATTCCATGCATATGGTGTGGCCCATTGAGTTAATTCGTCAAAGCCTATCCAGCTAAATGCCAGACCCTGATAACGCAAGACATCGTCTTCTCTATCAAGATACGACATCCACAACCTTGCGCCAGATGGCGCGGTCCACTGCATCTTTCTCTCAGACCATTTGATTCCGGGCCATATCTTGGGGTACATCTCTTGTGATTTAAATATAAGTTCACGTAATTCTTCCGTTGTGTGTCGTAGTAGTAGACCACTAAACGCAGGATGCCCCATATACCTCAGAGGGTCTGCAAGCATTGCGTAGGATTTACCACCACCAGCACTGCCACCATATAATACTTCTCGTTCACTTGCCGCTAGAAAGTCTGTTTGTGGGCCATCGTTTGGCTTAAAGATTATATTGTTATCTTCTTCCATCCTTTTAATAGTAGTATCTCTTGTTACTTCTATTACTTTAGATGGCTGCTCTTTCTTTGGCTCCGATGCGGCTTTCTTCAATTTCTTGCGCTTTTGCAATGGCTTTTTCCGCATAGTTTGCCCATTGGCGTAAGCTTCTAGCTTTGTCTTTTCTACTTCGTTCATTTTCCAACCGTTTTCTTAAACCTACGTGAGATATAGATCTACCAGTATTTGTTGTCAACCAGTTTGCTATTTCACGATATGAGTATTGTTTTAAATACTTTTTTGCCATTTCAAGTTTGTCAAGTTGGTCAGGGATTGGATTTAATATGGCATTGTCTTCTGCATCTTCTTCATAACCAAATGGAATTGTTCTAGATATTCTAGGTACTTTTAACCATTCGTTATTTTCTTGTAGATCCATAGGTTGTGGTAACTTCCACTTGCCTACACTTCTATTCGTCATCTTCTACAACTTTAGGTGGCATTAACATAACCCCACCTTTAGCTTCTACTTGTACTTTTTCAGTTTTTACTAAACCTGTACGATCTAACAACTCTTTAGCTGCAGACATTTTATCTCTAATACCTAGTTCTGTAGGATCGTATAGCCCACCTACCATAGCCATTGCAGCTTTTGGTGCATTACGTGCCATAAAACTTTGTGTAGAATCTAGTATCTCTTCTTTTAAACTATTAACCACATCTGTTGTGCTATATGTATCTGAATACCCAGCTAGTTTTTTTGCAGTTAAAACATCACCACCTGCTTCATCAAACAAAACAGCTAAAAACTTTTGTTGCTTTTCAGTTAATTCACGTGCCATTATTTTTTCTTCCTGCTAG